CCAACATATCCAGACGCGCGAGCGTTAGCGCCACCCATGTATGTTTCGCCAACATCTCTTGCCATATTTTGCGAAATATTTGCGGAGCTGCCTGCGTAATTTTGACCCGCGCCGCCAATTTGTTGCGCGGTAGTTTGACCCATGCCTGTCAATGATTGCAATGGCCCCAGACGAGCTTGGCGCTCTGCCTGATACCGGTTAAAAGCATTGGTGTACTCTTGGCTTCCCATCTCTTGGCCGTAGCGTTGCGCGGCCTTTAAAGCGCCGCCAGAGATTAAACCGCCACGGGCGGCAGCTTGACGATCAAGTGCTTGTTGACCTTCTTTTAATCGAAAAGCGTAACCAGGGTCTTGCTGAAATTGTTGCATTCCAAACGGCGTGTATTTGGACGCTTTGACCAGTTCTGGCAACGCATTAACGCCGGTGTTGTAAAAAGGTTTTTGCCTTACTACATCTTCTTCATACATTTGCTTTTGAAGAGCCAATTGCTCTTTAGCGGTTTCTCGTTGCAACGCACCAGAACGATCTGCCGCGCTGGCTTGTACGCCTGCGGCTTTACTTGCTGCATTTGCGCCTATAAGTGAACTGCCTACTACGGCTGCTGCTACCCATCCTGCCATCGTAATTCTCCTTATAACACTAGGTTACATTTTGCTTGCATTCTACTTGCTACCAAAGCGCAAATATCGGGTGTCTTTTCCGTTATCCCCACTGAAGCATCAAACATTTCATTAACTTCACCGTCGTTCATTCCTAATTTATATAGGAAAGCGCGGTACGCAATCGCCGCCTTTTGTTCTTTAGTGCGGCTGTCCCCTAGCCCATATTCAGGCACGATATACAGTCTGTCTTCTAACACCGCAAGATCAATGCAATTGTCTGGGTTAGCATATATGTCCACCCAGACAACTTCTTCTTCAAATACACGCCCAGCACGTTGTAGCCCAGCACAAGCAGCAAATTCAAAGGGGCCGGTAAAAGTCTTTACCCCATCTTCCGTGTTGACCGCAATCGTACCCTTTTCCAGCCGAACATGGTAATCAGTTTTATGCGCCGCGCCGGTCAAAACAGTCCAAGCTGGGATTGTGATCTTGCGTTCGTAAACGCCAGGCATAAACGTATGCTCAGTGATGATGTCGGCCTGTGGCATTTTTAAAAGCTCTGCCTGCAACGCTTGTACCTTGCCCGACATGGACAAAGCTGGCGTGAGTTCAAATCCTTTACCGTAAGCGACTTGCATCAATTATTCCAAAAGAAGAATGTTGTTAGGTATATATTGTGTCACCAGCCAGTTCGAGCCGTCAGACACCAAAGTCGTTTGGTCACCTGAGTTGGCCAACAGGATAGACGTTGCCGCCGCACCGCCGGTCAGCGGCACCACGTTTGACGACGCTGAGACAACCGTCTGAGCTTGGTAATTCTGAAACCTCAAAACCCGACCTGTCCAGCTTGAAGCTGTTGGCAAAGTCACCGTACAGGTTGAACCAGACTTGTTGTTGATCAGCCAAACATCAGTGTCCGCAACGGTGAAGTTGGCAGTCTTAATAACGGGTGCGGCGACACCCGCTGGCGTTGCCCAAGTAGGTGCGCCGCCTGTTGTGGCCGTCAGCACTTGGCCGGTGGTGCCCGCAGCAGTGAACGCATACGCTGTACCTGTCCCGTAGGCAATGCCGTTGGTTGTAGGGGTAGCAGAGCCGTTTGTGCCACCGTTGGCAATAGCCAAGGTGCCTGCAAGAGTGATAGCGCCTGTAGTGGCCGTTGCTGGCGTCAGGCCAGTAGTGCCGCCTGAGAATGACAAAACGCCAGCGTTGGTGATGGTCACATTGCCTGTAGCACCGGACACCGAAATGCCTGCGCCTGCAATGTTGGACAGCACACCCGTGTTGGCCAAGGTAATGGTGCCCAAGCCATTGGTGACTGAAATGCCAGTGCCAACACCCAACGTATTGAGGGTATACCCTGTGCCGTTACCAATCAGCAATTGGCCGTTGGTGGGGATAGTGTCTAGCCCTGTGCCGCCGCTTGTTACCGGCAAAATGCCTGTGCCATTACCAGCAAAGTTGTATAGACTGTAAAACCACCGATACCATTCCCGCGACACCGCACCAGTGCGTTCGTCAATGATCGGCACCCGTGGAGGCGTGATCTGGGTGGCGTTCGGATTGGTTGCCATAGTTAGGCATTGGTCGGGCTTATGATCAATTCTGCCCCCATGATGGCTATTTTGTTGGGGTCAGTGCCTGAAAGCTCATAGACCCTATCGCGCAGCTTTAATGTCATTCCCAGCCTACGCCAGAAAGTCCTGTGCCCATACGCGCCAATTTTGCCAAGTGATGACCAGTGTTCGTTTGAATATGTGTGACCGCCGTCATCTGACCAGCGCAGCATGACTTCGGGGTTGTAGCCTGGTGCGGCAGGATATGAATTAGTTACTAACTCGTAACCGCTAATGTCGGTGTCTGACAATTCATATTGCCCAAGCGGTTCAAAACCATCCCCCGCCTCAGTGGTTAATGTGTCGCCTGCTTGCGTGGCTAAAAACGTCTGCACATACTGAGCAACAAGATTTAGCCCCGCTTCAGTGTCAATATTTTCGCTGTCATACCCAGGGTACAAATTCAAACCGACACCAGTTTCGCAATCAAGTTGCAGGCTGTGATGCGCGGTGCGCTTGAGGTTGTTCTGGCCGGTGGGCAGCGCCCGCCATGACCGTAACCACTTTTGAATGCCGCCATTGTCAGCGTACACATCTAAGTCAAACGTGTAAATGTTGCCGTTTTCAAAATCGCCAACAATTATGTTGCCGCCAAAGTTACATTGGCAGTTGCTGCGGTGCCGCATAAACTCGCCGCCGCTAAAGCCAGCTCGTTCATGCCACGCTTGCGTGGCTACGTCATACACCCAAGTAGCGTTGCCGCTTGGAAAGGTCAGCACATAAAAAGCATGACCTTCTTGCTGGTAGGTGTAGGCGATGGCGTCTGAGATGTTGCCGTACTGAGCAATGGCGTATTCGACCGCATGGGTAGATATACGCACACCAGTGTAGCCATTGGCGCGATAGACAATACCCTGCCCACGGGCGTCTGTGCCCAGCCAGAACAGGCCGTTATCCATCTTGGCAATAGTGTATGCAGACACGCAACCAATTTCGTTAAACGCGCCTTGGATACGGGTCAGAGGAAAGTCAGCCGCGCCGGAGTTGTACCAGACTTCAACCGAATCGGTGCCAAACACCCACAATTCGCGGTGGTCAGCAATAAGACCCACCACGCCGTCTGGAGAGCCTTCAGCGCTTGCAAAGTCTAGTGGGTCAACGGATGTACCATCTAGCAACTGCGACACCCAAATAATTTGGCTGTCAGGCTGGTTAAAAACAAAGTAGCCGTCAAGGTAGGCCACCGTCACCGCGCCAGCAAAGTCGGGGTCGAGAATTTGGGCAAATACGTTAGTGACTTCGTTATAAATGTAACTTGTTCCGTTAGCCGCAATAAACAATTGTGTGCCGTTGTCTGCAATAGACACGGGGCCGGTGCCAGACACGGTGCCTAGCAATGTAGGCGTTGCGTTTAAACCAGAAAGTTTATAAAACTGATTGCCGGATACCACATAAAAGTCGCTGCCATTGGTCTGATGCGCCCACAGAGCGCGAATCGGGCCTGTGCCTACGGTTTGCTGAAGCTGAAGGCCAGGAGCGCGGTTAAGAAACCCCGCCTCTTTGCCGCCCTCTAGAATGACTTCTGGAAACAGATTGACCATGCGGTTATCCGCAGCATTGATACTGCGGGCAACATAAGCCGACCCAAGAATCGGCGTTTTCATTATGCAGCCACGCCTTTAATTACTGCAAAGTTAAATACTGGCTGTTCTGTTGTTGTGCCGCTAGTAGTGCGGAATGTAATCCTAAAACTACCCGCTGCTACCGCAGTGACCATCAAATCGTACAAGTCAGTACCTGATTTTTGATTTAATATAATTACGTCAGTTGCCGCCACCGTGCTGTTGGTCACAGTAAAACTTGCGGCAGTTACTGAACCCGCTGCGCTAAATAGCGTTATTGCACCAACAGTCTTGTTAAGTGTCACACCTGTGGTGCGGCTTGTTATTTGAGTAACCGCCCCGCCCGCGCCCGTGGCATAGCCCACGCCAGCCGTACCTGTTGACACAAGTGTGCCTGATACCGTCAGGCTTGTGCCTGTGGCTGCACCAATTACGGGTGTAACCATAACCATGTTTGTGCTGGTACACGCGCTAATGTTTCCGCTTGCAACCGTACCAAGCGCAGGCGCAACCATTATTGCATTGGTAAACAATAGTGTGTTGGTAACTTGTTTTGTTGTGCCTGATTGCACAATTGGCAAAACATCAGCAGCGGCAGCGGCAGTTGCAACGGGGAGAGATGAAATTGCGATGGTGGCCATATTAGTAGTTTCCTGCAAAAATGTTAAAACGTTGACGGGATGACACAATAGCGTAAGGCATAGACATAATGTCGTCAGGATTGTTGATGCGCTTCAAATTGCGCTTGGAAGTCATTGCGATGCGCTGCACTTGGGGACTAGGTTCTACACCAAACTCAGGTGCAATTTCCATAGCCAAGTTGTAGGTGAAAGCTCGCAAGTAACCTGGCGGGAACAGAATATTTGTTGCCAAATTAGCAGGCTGAGTCAGCTCTTGGACTGAAATAAAGTGCCATTCCAAGTCCCGTGTAGGCTGTGGATAGACGGTCATCGTAACGTCAGGGTAAGTCATGTTGACAAAAATGACTTGCGGGTACGTTGAAGTCACCGTCTTAACAGCAATTCCGTCGTACTGCTGTTGGTTAATAAATTTAATACCGTAAGACACATTGGTGCCTGCGTCGCGGTAGTAGGTGGCGTCATCCAGCAACACAGGGCGGTTGCCTACAAAGTTACCTGATGGGCCAAGAGTGCGCGTAATTTGACCAGCAGGCCAAGTAAATATTTGATCTTGGGTGCTGAAGACAGACAAACGCTCAGTATTCCATGAGTCAATCATTTGATTCAACGCCATCAGCGAATCTTGAGACACGGACGCGGAAGTTGTCTCACCTTCAGCCAATACGCCAAGCAATCGCAATGCTCTGTTGATTTGATCGCCAGCAGTGT